TCTTTGAACTCTACTTTTGTTTTCTTATTCGGGATTTCCTCCATCTTTTTTAGCCTTTCATCAAATGATCCTAACATCTTTTTTATATTTTCAAATTCTTTAGCAGCATCTTCTATAATTTTCGTTCTCTCGTCAAACGACTTTTTTACTTCTTTTATTTCTTCTGTAACATTAACTACCTCTCCCTTTTCTACAGCTTCACTCATATCTTTACCTGTTTCTGGGTATGGATATTTTCCTGGCATCGGATATCTATTAAATCTAGGAAGAGTTTTTAACAATGCAATAATCTCCTGAACCTGTTTTTCCAATTTAGTAACTCTTTCTTCTAAATCCTCTTTAGATATCACTGGCACATCCTCTGTTTTAACCTCATCTTTTTTAATATCTGGCTCTACTTTGTTACCAATGTTTTCTATTCTATCTAATTCTTTTTCTAAATCAAAGTCTTCCATATCAAACCCTCCAAAATACTTTTCATATTTAGTGCTCATATTCAAATCAGCACCTTCTTTTATATTAGATTCACCTTTAACATTTTTAACATTAACATTTATAAAATTATCATAATTCTTACTACCTTTTGAAATAATTCTAAATCTAGCCAATTCATTTACGGGAGAATTAGTAACAGATATCTCAAATAAATTCATATTATCTATAACAAGAACCCCGTCTTCATAATGATATCCGTTTGGATCTATTTCGGCGTGTATTGAAAACCCGTTTAATTTACCAGATAATATATCTTCCCAAACCTTATTAGCTATTTCTAAATCATCTCTAAGCCTGACAACTATAAACATTCCACGATCATCAATTTTTGTCTCATACTCATTATATTTTTCTATCACCTCTCCTACTTGAATAGCAGAATGAGATAACATAACATTTCTATAATTTGCTTTTTGCATAAAATTTAATAATGCCTTTTCTAATGCTTCTTTGGTTATAATCTGATTTTCAGAATCCACTATTGTAACCGAACAATATCCCGCTATTATTCTATCTTTAGATTTAGATACCACACTAATAGAGTTTTTATTGTTTTCTTTATTTATTTCTTCAGCCATTTTTATTATATCTACTGAATCTATCCGCTCTACTTTTAATCTATATAATGGAATATGATTAGTATAAGGCGAAGGAGAAAATAATATATGAACATTATTAGGCACATCATCATAAGGAACTTTTAATATATCAGAAAACATCCTATATATTCTAAATACTACAGCCTCTTTTAAATGATCATTCAATAAATCATCTTTGATTAATATATCTATATCAGCACCCTTGTTATCATTTGAATCGGGAATCCCACCAACTATTTCTATAAAATTATCTGCTATATAAAATGATTTTAATTGGTCTATAAAATCTTCTAATGATATTTTAGCAGGGTTTCTATCAGCACGCGGTATCGGCGCTAATTCTTCATCGTTATTAATATATAATTTTTCTCCATATTCCGATAGTTTCTTAATTTCTTCTAAGTCCATAGTAATCAACTATTTTTTATTAAAAACAAATTTTATTTAAAAACAAAAATTAAAAATAAATATAAAAATATATACTTATCTGTTAATAAATGTGCCAATCCTATCTATGATATTATCTAAAGGACAAATATCTCTTACAAATCGAATACAAATATTTGAAAAATCACCCATTTTATCGCTCCTTTTTTTTTTCTTTAATAAAATAAATTTAAAATTTTAAATTAATTGAGATATTGCTTCATCAAGTTTTTGGTTTAAAACTTCACCAAATTTAATTCTACCTAGATATCCGGAAAGTATATTAAAAAAAGGATATATTTCATCCATAAAAATAGGAATAACTTGCCCCTTCTTTACTATGGATATTTTTTTATTGGGCCCAGTTATTGTGGGCGATGGAATTTTTAAATAATCATATATAAAAGCCGGTTGGATCGGCGAAGCATTTATCCATTCATTATCTAAATATATTTCTAAAAAATGATGCGGCATTTTTATATTTATAAATTTCTCTATCCAACCTTTTAAAAATTCTAATTCACCATTACATAACGAAAGAAAAAAATCTTCAAAACCTTCCGTTAATTTAAAAGGTATTATCTTAAATCTTGTTTTAATATTTTTTGCACGACATAATGCAGCATATAAATTTAATTTACCATAACAAACTCCTTTTTTATAATATAATGTACCATATGCAGATTGATCCGGCGCAGCAGCATATTTAATATCATTTAATACATAATCAAAACTTTTTTGAGCATAAGTAATTATATCCGATGATGAACTATCATAAATTTTATTGGATAATTCCACTATTGGTTTTGCATCCCGCTGAATAAAATAACTGTTTCTTAATCCTTTCTTATTCGGAATATCAGTTTTTATATATTCTATAGAAGGCAGTTTATTATATTTGATTGGTTCTAATAACTGTATTAATTTTGATATTAAATCATCATCAGCATTTTTATAAAAATCATATACGAAATTTATACTATCTTTGAATATTAGATAAGTAGATGCAGGATTGTAAACATAATCCATTAAAATTATAATAGCTGTATCTAAAAGAGAAGAAAATAAATTATAATCTTTTTTGATTATATTATTACTACTATTTTTTACAGTCTTTTTCACGAAGATCCCATTCCGAATATTTTTCCTTATTTTTTTATATTTTTCCACATTTATTATTCTCTATTTATGAAATGATTGTAAATTTTGGAAACTTGATTTTTGAATTCAGAAGCAGACAATTTATTTTTAGCGAAATTACATTGAGGACAACAAGAAACAACATTATCAGAAAAATAACCCTTTTTTGGATCTAACCGATCTATTCCATTAGATGGAAAATCACCGTTATATTCTGATTTTCTTAATCTATGTTTATGCGGTAATTTACCACAATAATAACAGGGAGAAGATATCAAATCTCTAACTTCTTCATCTGTAAGATACCATTCAATATTTCGTCTTTTTGCATTTCTTTTATATACTTCAACTAAATATCTAAACATTCCCTCTCCATAAGGAAATTTTTTTAAGCAACCACAACTTTTCGTGATTCCAAGTCGAAGATTAGACCCCAATACTACTTTAGTATTACCGCAATCGCACCCACAAAGCCATAAAGCCTGATTTCTTTTATTTTGCCCAGCATAATCTATAACAGTTAATTTTCCATAACGATGTCCTATTTCATTAATTATTTCTTTCATATTTAGTAGTATTATTTTATTCAGTAATATGGTTATATACTCTTATTATAAAATCTTTGAATTCAGAAATATTCATAGATCCCTTCATAAAATTACAAATTTTACAACAGGGAACTACATTTGATAACAAGTAACCTTTATTATTATCTAATCTATCTAAACCATTTGAGAAAAAATCTCCATTAAGTCCTAATCTTTTCGTCTCCTCATGATTAGAAGGAAGAGCACCACAATAAAAACAAGGTTGACTTATCAATTTTTTTACTTCACCTTTACTTAAAGCCCATTCTAAATTTCTTTCTTCCGCTCCTTTCTTCATCCTAGAATATAATCGATTAAACATAGCTTCTCCTTTTGGCAAAGTTCTAGCTGAATTAGCCATTTTCAGATTTTCTTTTGACTTTTCTCTAAGAAGACAACCACAACTTTTTGTTTGCCCATTTAGTAGATTAGAACCATTTATAATTTTAGTATTGCCACAAGCGCACCGACAAATCCAAAATTTATGATAATTTTTATCTTTCCCTACAAATTTTATAACTTCGAGTCTTCCAAACTTATCTCCTACTTTTACTTCTTTTTTTGACAGATTTCTTTCCTCTCTTTCCATTCAGGATACTCCTCATGACCAATATATTTAACATTTTTTGGATCAGTCAAAAAATGGAAACTTTTATCGATACTACACCAACTATTCATTGGATATTGATCCTCTGTTGCCTTAAAAATCAACCATATTTTATCATTATTTTGTCGAAAACATCGAACAATAAATCTTCCGTTAAATAATTCCTTATTTATATTTGGAATATCTGAGTCGGGAAATAAAAATATTTCGTGTAAATCTGGACGTTGAACTCCTTCGCGTACTTTACCACGCCAAATCAGAGCCAAATAAGCATAAGTTCCCTCATAACTACCTACTTCTCCGGGATTTATAAAATAAGATTGATCGGAAATAATATATTTTTTTATCGTTTTTGCTGATTCTTTATTTAATAACACTTCTTTTTCTTCTTCTTCCGCCTTTTTTAAATTTTCTGGCGGCTCACCACTTGGTTTTGCTACCACTAAAGCTTTCTGAACGTTAGCAGCACCTCTCTGATTCGGATTTTTTTCTCCCTTCATCATTCTTAAATATGAATCTATGTCGCTCTCGGTCACAACATATTGAACAAGTTTATCCAATCCCTCGAGTTTATATCTCAAATCCATATGTAAACTATGACCAATAATTATATTTTCAAAAGATTTTTTTCCTGATTGATATGCCTCATAATCTTCAACTGTTATACCCCTAATATGAAATTGCGCAAAACCTTCACCGTCCCGCCTATCTACATAATATTTATCTGGTAACGGTTCTAATTCTTTTTTTATTTTCTCATATTCATCTGGAGTTAATTTTTCCGCCTTAATTATAGTATTTTTATCAATATTATTAAAATTTACAGAATTATTGATATCACCATCTATATCATTATCTAATTTTAGTAAATATTCCTTATTTGTTGAAGCATCTATTAATATATATTCTTCTGACACAAAAATACTTCCTTATATAATATAAAAAAATATAAAAATTATATATTATTATTTATTGGATTTTTTACCTTTTGTTTTCTTATTATTAGTACCAGGTTCATTAGGCATAGGATAAGTCCCTTTATTTTTATTTTTGTTCTTGGCCATTTTTATATCCCCATTTTTTATTTTTTTCAAATTTAAAATTTCTTTTTTATTTCAAAAGTTGAATTACATTCAGCACAAAATATTGAATTTATTTTACTTAATATAGAGTATGGGACGGATATTATAGAATTACAATTAGGACATTTGAAATAAATCCATTCTGATTTTATAACCTCTATTTGAGGCAAAATATTATCATTCATATTATCAGAATTCAAATCTATATTAGAACTTGATTCTATATTAGAATCTAAATCTAAATTAGAATCTATATTTATTTTATTAGAACCGCACTCAAAACAAGAACATAATTTTTCTTTATAATCATCTGATAACAATCTCCATTTTTCAGACAACGATTTATTAATAACTTCTTGATTCCATCGTTGAATTTCTTCTACCGGAATTCTTTTTGGTTGTAATAATGATAACCTGTAATATATATCTAAATTATCCGAAATTTTCTTTTCCGGCACTAATTGCATTGCTCTATTTATATATCCGGTATAATACGGATAATCAGGATTTGTCTCGTTTTTATTTCTCAAAATTTCTTCAGATGCACATCTTATTATATCGCCTATTTCTCCTTTTATATTAGTATTATCAGATCGGCCAAAATTTTGCATAAATCTAACATTATCCTTATCTAATAATTCTTCACATTCCCGTTTTTCATATAACTTATTATTATATAACGCAACTACTCTATCTTTTGATTTAATATCTTCTAACATCTTTTTTGCATAATTATTATCTATATCAATACCCAAAGAATAATTATAAGTGTTTTCAGAACCTTTTACCTTATGAATATCAAATATTACATTATCTGTTTCATAATATTCTTTTATTTTCATCCATCCTTTATTTTGCGGATATTCATAAGGATGATTAAGTTTTTTTATTATAATACCTTCGGCAATAAATTTTGGTCGGCCTGTTTTATCGTCTGTTATAATATCCCAAGCCTTTTTAATTGATTTTAAATCTGAACCTTTCACTTTATATGAATCTGTTTTTTTATTTAAATTATTAGATACTTTAGTTATCCAAATATGATTTGATGAATCAATACTAGATAATATATCTAATCTATCTGATAACAGCAAATTTCTAACATCTTTCCCTTTATAATATATTATATCAAAAACATATAAAGCTGTATAATCACTTATTAATTCTGGATCTATAGTAGTAGCATTTATTATTGAATTTATTACTGTTCTATGCAGTATTTCTTTTTTATCTTTTGATAATGCAATTAATTCTGCATCAACTATTGTATCATCTGGAAGAATATCTTCTAAATCTTTTATTATATACGGAAACCTTTTACTTATATCAGGAGATTTCTTTTTTAAATCTTCTGGATCAGTATATAAAAATCCTTTTCCGCTAATTTTACCAGCTGTTTCTCGCACTCCATCACATTTTGTATCTATTAATAAATCTTCTTTGTCCCATTCTAATTGATTTAAATCTGATTCTATTAATTGAATATCTCCTCTATAAGCAGGTTTTGATAAACTCAAATATTGTGGTTTTAATGCATTCTTTATTTCTAAAATATCATATTCTATATTATAATCCAAACCTAAATTAATAATATTATTAAATAAAGAATCAATATCTACAAAATTATTATATATAGATTTATTAATATTTAATTCATTCACAGGAGTAGTTAATATTAAAATCTCTTCTTTGGAGAGATTCGGCTTGACAAGATTCCATAAATATTCATAAGCCTCATTTTTATTTTCTCTAACAGTATAATTCATTTCACCAGATTTTTTTCGTTTTGCTATTTCTTTATACGCTTTAGCGGCAAGCCCGCCCAAAATTGATGGAGTAAAATATTTTCCGCTCCCCTCTTGAATTTCTACTTTTTTACCCGATTGTAAATTGGACGCCGCTGCTATAAATAATCTAATATCATCCGCAAGTTGTTTATTTGTATATTCTTCCGGTTTATATGGTATCTTCCATTTTATTATAATATTACTTTCATTTATAATATTATTTCCCTTCTTTATTAATAATTTATCCGGTGATATTATATCGCCCGGTTCTAGTATTTTTCCATTCCATCTTTTTAATTCATTATTTATTTCTGATTTGTGCTTGATAATATCATTTCTATAATTAGTAATAAATATTTGTTTGGGTTTTAATTCTTCTTCACATAATTTTATATAATCAAGAAATGTTATTTTATGATCATTTTCATTTGGTTTGCTATAATTTCCTACACCTGCTATATGAATTGTATCCTTCATTAAATTTTTTTCTAGTTTTCCTAATATTGGCGGAATTTCAAAAGCAATAGAAAATATATATCCATCTAAAGATATTTTTATCCCAACAGATGGCCGACCTACTTCTGGATTTAATTTTATTAGTCTTATATTCTTTATATCTAAAATATCTCCACCTGATTTTAATGCATTTATATTTCGCTCTTTATCAAATTGTATTAAATCTAATATCGCTTGATTACTATATACCGGAATATCTTTAGGATATGACGATATATATCTATAATGATCTGGATCTGAATCAGTTATAAATATGGCATTAATATTATATTTTTTTACTTTATCAAACGAAATCGCAGGATCTATTAATAAATTAGTATCCTTATATTTTATAATAGCTGTATTATGCTTGTTTCCTCCCTCTGCTAATACTTCCGGAAATGATACCCCCACATCTAAAGCATGTGAGCTTCTCGACTTATGAAGGTATGACATTAACACACCTCCATATCGACGGTTCTACCACAGAACCAATACTCTTTGAGATATTATTCTCGAGGAGATACTTTTTTAAAAGATTAACTGCACCATTTACATCTGCATTCATCTTGTTGCCACATTTACATTGATACAAGCCTCTATGCTTCCGATTGGATTTCTTTACTAATCCACAAACTGAACAGGTTTTGCTTGTATCCCTCTCACTTATCTTCTCAAATCGTATGCCAGACAGTTTTGCTTTATATTCTATCTGGGAGATAAGTTTAGAAAATCCCCATGAATGCAGTTTCTGGTTATTTTTTTTACCCCTATTTTTTCCGTTTCCTTCATTATCTTTCCTTATATTCTTTAGGTCGCCTACTACTATCGTTCCTACATTATTCCTTTTTGCCTCTTTTACTACCTCTTTTGTAACTGTATGTATAATCTGATTGATTTGTCTTTTCTTCTTTTTAGACATCCGAGTTATGGCTTTGCTTCCTTTCTTATCATGTTGTTTCATCGTCTTTGATTGGACTTTAGCTATTTCTTTATTAAAATAATGTTGTATTGCTAATGCTTGCCGCCCAGAATATATGGTCGAGTTTCCTTTTGTATCAACCGTTGTCGCCAGATTTACTATTCCTAAATCAATAGCCATAATTTCAGGACTATTATTTAACGGTTTATCTGGGATTTCATACACTATGTGAGCCATCCATTTATTATCCTGAAATATTATGTTACACATTTTCGGTATTCCTTCAATCTCCCTCCAATCATTAATCTTGAACGAGAGTTTATTAACACCTGTTTCTTTCCTAAATTTTCTAGACATTCCAAAAGTTAGAGTACCATCTTCAATCTTGAACTGTTGATAGAAAGTGATAGGACTCAATCTATTCTTCTTTCTGAACCTAGGCGGTCTTGCATTTTTATCAGTTTTTCTTAGCTTGAACCACGAAACATAAGCATCTTGCAAATTCTTGATTACTGCCTGTGCAGTCTGGGCTGGTAAAAGCTTGAACCATTGATTCTCTTTTAATCTTTTATACTGTTCATACCAATTAGGTATCTTTCCAGTCTTATCCCATTCTTCTCTTCTAATGTAGTTATCAGTATTGTATAGTTTGGTCGCATAAAAACCAAGTTTTTGTAATATCTCTTCTTCTTCAGGTTTTGGGTTTATCCTATACTTTACACAGAGTTTCATTTTTATTTTATTCTCCTATATATCTTGTATTCATACCATATAAGCTTTTCGCTAACTTTTATCCCACCTCTAAAGAGTGTGGATATTCTCACTCACCAAATGTAAAATACAATAACTTCTCCGGTAATAGGAATATTATAATGACGACCTTCGGTAAATCCAGCTTTCTTAACAGCACTTTGCGAAGCTATATTATCCGCCTCTATTAATGCAAAAACTAACCTAATTCCACTATTTTTTAAATCTGATAATATTTGAGGTAATATAGTTTGAGCTAATTTTTTGTTTCTGTATTCTTTTTTTATAGCACCATTACAAGCATACACCGCATCTAATAATCTTATTAAAAAAACCGCACCTATTATATTTTTGGTATCGTTCTTTTTATTTATACCACAATTAGGTTTTTTACAATTAGTATCGCATTGATTAGATGATAATTCTACTATATAGATATCAGATATTAATGATGAGAAAAAAATTTCAAATTTGTTCGCTAATAATTTTCCAAACGCTTCTTGTTCTAATTCTAATACAGAATTAAAATCAGATCGGTTATATTTTCTTATTATTAGATTATTTGTAATGTCTGAAGACATATTCATCCCTCTTTTTTAAGATACTCTTATTATGGCATCAGAACACGCCGGATTTGTTACTATCGCCGCACCAGTAAATGTTATATCTGATAATCTTAGACATCCTATTTTCTCATCGTAATACTCGTCTGTCAAAGCTTCTATACTTAAATTATTAATTAATCCGGAATCTATTAAATTTATTACATCCTTTGCAGCAGTAGTTACCGGTATTATCCTTAAATCAGCAACAATTGCATCATTCTCCCATCTCGGATTTTCTATTGTTCCTATCCTCGATAATACCGAATCATCATGATTTATATTAAGATAATTCTTAGTCCAGTTTTGAACATTCTTTTTTAATACTTTCGGATCATAATATATTTTTAGCCGAGAAGCAGAATCTCTATAAGTTCCCGGAACTAATAATACTGCACCTTTGTATATTTTATCACCAGTAAAAGAAGACGATTCAGTAGAATATTCAAAACTTTTTTTAATATATTTAGTCATTTTACCAAACCAAAAAAATTATCAAAACAAATTAAAAAATAAAATTAAAAAAAAAATAAAATCAGATGGATATTCCAGAACAAATTCCTTGGAAGGATTCAGCTATTTGCTGTAATATTGTTATAGGCAACATTATTATTTTAATTAATCCTTGCACCAAATTTGTTATCATATCTGTTACTCCACCACAACTTTCTCCAATATTTGTCATTTTTTACCCTCCAATATTTAATAAATAAAAAAAATAAATATTTGATATTAAAAATATATTAAAAATTATCCTGACCCAAAACCATAATCATCTAATGTAGTAGTTTTTATTGACGATTTAAGAGGTGGAAACCCAAATATATCCCTTATTTCATCTTTTGTTAATACTTCTTTTTCTGTTCCTAATACATTAATAAAAGGCCTTATCCATCTTATTTTTAATGCTTCATCTTCAGCTGATATATCCTTAAATGTTAATTTAACTGAATCGTTCGGAAAATAATTTTTTATTGCATCTTTAAAAATTTCCTGTTCAAATATTCGTTCTATTCTCTTTTGTATAGCCCGCAAATATCGGTTGAATAATCGTTCTCTGGTTTTTGAAGATGCTTCTGTGTTACCCTTAACAGTTATTCCTAATTGCTCGGCGGGCACACAAAATCCGCTGCTTATTAAATCTATAAAATATGTATAATATTCTTCTATGTTGTCTATTCCTCTTGTATCTACTCCTTCTATGTCTATTAATGATGAAGTGATAAATTCATTTTTTTCGTCTATGTCTTTGAACTCTCGCCGCAAATCTTCTAAAACTTCTTCTGGAGGTAAATCTCCGTCTGGACCACCTACTGATATGTGGTATTTTGGTGAACCATGCCGAATTATGGCCGATGCTATGGCAGAATCTATTCTTAGTTTCCTGATTATTGTATCATAATTTGTTCCTATTATTGATACTCCGTATGGTGAAGAAGGAATTGAATATAACCTTATATGAACTATTTCTTCCGGCTCTATTATCATAGCCTTTTGCCCGTTCATTATAGTTTGCTTGTAATGCTGAACCTCACCGTAATCATCCGTTACTATTTCTATCGTTTTCGGGTCTACTAAATCTAAACTTACTAGATTACCTGAATTAGAATATATTTTCTCTATATATGCATCACCAAATATTACTATATGCCGGATTATTCCGCTTAATAATTCGTCTAAATCTATATGCTCTAATAATTTGTTTACTAACCGGACCGCTTCTGGATTAGATGACTGAATTTTGTATCCGTTACCTAATGCAGAATGAGCTATTGAATTGACCGCTGAAAATACTAACCCATCTGATGAATATAACATCTCCCATTTTTCCATATTGAATAAATTATGATCGCTGTTTTTACCAAACAATCCGCTCGGTTCTGATGCAAAAGAAAATCCTAACTTACCATACCTTTCATTGTTATCTACTATTTTTCTATCTTTTCTCCTAAATATATCTAAAAAAGATAGCCGCTTCTTTTGACTTTCACTCATCTATATTGACTATATATATTATTCATATTCTATATATTATTTATCTTCTTTGCCCAAGAAGACCCCTTCCGTAAGGGAGGATAGTTGATTATTAATATTTATTCCCATTCCAAATCTATTTCTAGCTCGGATATATTTTTGTTGTCTAGATACACGGTATTGGTGCTGAATTCTGATTTTAAATTCTTGGAAAATTTCCGCTTCATTACTTCCAATACATCTATCGCTTTAGCCATATTTCTACCCCTCGCAAGTATTTTTGCTTTCTTATCCTTGCTGGATATTAATGCTAATACATAAGTCATTAATGGTTTCTGACCTATATATACTATGTTTACATTTCCTTCTTGATCTACCATTTTGTACCACCTCTAGTATTTAAATTATTGCTGTAAAAGTACTTTTTTTAAAATTAAAAACAAAAATTAAAAAAATATAATATTAAAATTACAAAGGACTAATTTCCCTCGCTAATGTTACACATTTTAATATTATTGGACCCGGCATACACATCTTAAGTATAAAAAAAGGTAATCCTATTATTTTTCTTATCGGAGATATCATGTTATTTTCCTCCACTACTATCTTAATTAATATTATAAATATTTAGAAACATATCAAAAATATTATTTTCCGCAAGAACTTCCACAGCTTACAAATCTGTTGCAGGGCGCCGGTATAAATTTGCTAAGAAGTTTTGTTATTATACTCATTGGATTTATCATTGTATTTAATCCTCCATTTGTTTTTATAGAAATGAGAAATTGTTGAACTCTTATTTTATTTATAAAATTAATTTTTATACTTTCTGTACATAATTACCAATATAAACCATTTTTTTCACTTTGGCCCAGTCCCACCGCTCGTTCTTTTGTGATATCCTCGTCGCTAATTCCATCGCATCTATTATATCATCATGCTTGCCACGTGGAAAAGATAAAAATTCCGATTTAACCGTATTGATTAAACTCCGATTGTTTTCTGGTAATAGTATAGCCCCGTTCTCAAATAATACTGATAGCTGCCTTGCTCGAGTTATTTTGTCTTTGAACTGGTTAACGGATCGAATCGGTAAAGCAGTGTTCCGCTTTAATTCATCACTCACTACTTTTTGAAACGAGTTGGACTCTATAGCTATTTTTATCGGATGATAGTTTTCCGCTTGCTGCATTATTATATCAAATTGTTGACCTAATGTATAATGGCCCCGCATCATATCTACTACATAATAAAACCCCGAATCAGGAGTTTTTGCTACCGTCATATCTACAAAATAATCTCCTTTCTCAGATATAGCTAAATCTATCCCTTGATAACAATCAACATTATCCGGCACTTTATTGTAATACCTGAACCAGTTTTCCTTGAATATCGCTGATTCATCGGTTGTTATTAGATTTCGGTATTGCATGTTGTATAACACCGTTCCCATCTGAATTTTTCGGCTCTCTAAAAACTCTTTCGATAACCACTCTGGCCATAGTAATTTGCCTTTGTAATCCTCCGCATCATACCTAAACCGCTTGAACGATGGGTCTAACGCTATTGTATGATACAAATCATCACTATGAAACACCGTGTTCTGACACACTATACCGTTCGCTATAAAATTATGAGTCTCTTCTACAGTTAAATCATATACCCGATCTTCTCTTTCATAACTGATATTTGTCACCCGCTCTAATTTGAATAATTCTTTACCTATTTTATTGTTATTTTTATTATTAATATTATTGTTATTATTAATTTTATTATTTAATTCTATCTCTTTTTTTCCATCCTTTTTTATATCTTTTTTTCTACCATCTTTATTTATATTGTATCCTTCTATATTAACAAAATCATTATTAACAAATAAATTATTACTCAAATTAGAATTAGAATTATTTAAATTAGAATCATTCAAATAAGAATTATTAATACCAAAACCAGATTTATCAAAACCAAAACTAGATTTATCAAAACCAATTTTACTCAAATTATTAAAATTAGAATAAAAATTATTCAAACCAAAATTATTGATATCAAAATTATTTGAATCAGAATTAAAAAAATTAGATTCATAAATATTAAAATCGGATCCAATAAAATTAGAATCATTAAAATTAACAATATTAAAATCA